TCTAATCCACGGTGTTGTCTTCTTCGGATGCCGCTTCTACCTCTTTGCCCAATACAATAGGGCTAGTAATTTTGCCCCTGTGTGGGCATCCTTCGCACCCACCCGGATTAGACTTCTCAAACTCTAAGCATTTGTGAGGCCCAACGATGTGTTGGATTTTCTTTTCGGTGGCGCTGTAAGAATAGTCAGGGTACTTTTCCGACATTTTATGGATGGCAACATCACGGTCAATACAGAACTTGGCAATCGAAAGGGCATCAAACCACCGACCTTCCGAAAGAGTTTCCTGCTCTTCGTAGCTGGCTAAGATCTGCTGACATCCAGTACCGTTAATGCTTTTAAGCATGATCTTTTTAAAACTGGAAGTCTGATTGGTCATCATGGACTTCGCTAGTTCCGTCAGCTCACGCTTAGGGGGCGCCTCCGTAAAGGTTTTTACGCCTAAGAGGGTTTTAAATATCTCGTAATCAACTGGCTCGGCATCACTTATTACTTCTACTGAGGTAGGAGGATCGTCTTTAAAATTGTAAGTACCAGGAATCCTAAGAACCCTAGCCACTTCAAAAACTTTCCCATCAATGTAGAAATCTTCGCTAACGCAAAGTTCTCTTAGTCTCTCAGCAACGGGCTCCCACTGCTCCCTAGTTACTTCTTCTGTTAGGGGCCAGTAAACATGGATGCCACGCCCAGAGTTGACCAAGATCGGTTTAGGCAAACTGTATGTATCGCAGAACTCTTTTAGCTTTTGTAGCCCCGTTGCTTGGTCAATGTACCCATCAGGTTTGCCAGTTTTGAGGTTTACTTCAGCCTTACCTTCGCCGCAATCAATGTCGAGCCAAAACGCTTTCAACGCTTTGACGTTCTCTTTTTTGCGGTTACGGTCTGACTCAAACTTCGCTACACCAAAGTAGACGTTGCGCTCCTCAGCCAAAAACTTAGCCGTTACAGCGTCAACTTCTGCTCTGGTAGCTACAAGCTCTTGCTTAACATCGTTCTCGCCTTTTATGCCAAGCACAGCAAACCACCCCTCGGACGGTTGCACAATGCTTAAAAGGTCTAGTTGCGTCATTGGTGTCTTCAGTTAAGTTGAGTAAGCAAGTCTTTAACAGACTCAGCAACTACGTTCTGGGGGCTACTGCGCCCCATGAACCAGTTGTACACAGTCTGTCTGCTGACTCCAAACTTATTGGCAACCTCATACACCGAGATATTATTCTTGATGCATGCCTTACCGAGGCGAACGCCTAATAACTTGGAATCAGCTTTCTTGTTTAACTCAATTAATCTTGCAGAATATCCGTAACTCATACGAGTTACTCGGAGCCCCACTTGCTTACTACGTCAGCGAGATTAGCTTTGGCCTTGGGCGCTGGCTCAGCTTTCTTGCTTTGACGCTTGACGGGCTCATCAACGACTACATCCTCGTCGTCTTCTGGATCCTCTGAACGAGACACCTTGGGTTCAGCTTTCTGCTCCACAGCAGGGGGAGCCTTCTTGACGCCATCTACTTGGGCAACAGTAATCATGGTATACAGCTTAGTCTCAGGTTTGTTCTGAGCCGCTTTAACCATTTCATACTCTTCGTCGCTGATGTTACGCAACGGAGTGAAAAGCAACTCCATGGTATCTGCGTTGGCATCAAACGAAACGTTAGTCACAACGTTGTCAGGCGACTCGCCGTTGGCAAGCAAGAACTTAATATAAGACTCAAACGGATGCACGTTTCCTACACCCTTGCCGAACAAAGACTTAGCAGGTACGTTGAACTGGTACACATCACCACTTGAATCACCCTCAACCAACACCGAGATGCGACGCTGATAGCGGCAAGCCTTACCACCGTTATCACCTGAGCCCTTGATGTTCTGAGGGCAGTCAGCACAGTTGGAGTGCTGTTTATCTTGTGCGGGGGCCTCTGGCTTGTCACCAAGGTTGGACCAGCAGTTGGGGAGCGTAGGCTCACCGTTGGGGTCATACTTCTCACGGTAGTAAATACGAGAGACTTTGGGAAGTGCGTTAACAATGATGACGTTAATCTCACCACGGATGGCGTTGCCGATCTGCTCACCGTTAACGATGCGCTTAAACGTACCGTTGGTGTTGGTTTGAATACGGCGGCTGGTCGTAGATGATGCTAACGACTTAGCAAGATCAGACAGCTCACGGTTACCCGTAACTGCTACGGCGTTTTGTTGTTTGAAGATAGCTACGTTACTCATAATCGCTCCTTATTTAGCGGATGGTTTACGGACTTGCACTGCATACTTACGTTCGTTCTGAAGCCCAGCAGGAAACTTATCTGGGTTCTCTTCCAGAAACTGACGCATGTTGGTGTTGTGGATACGTTGCTCCAGCAACTGTGGAACTTCGTTTTCCATAATGCATTGGTACAAAGACTCCCAGTCGTTAGTCCAGTACCGTGACGACACTCGACGAGACACCGTACCGACAGGGGTACGTATGCTATCAAGGTTTTGCTCGTTACAGATTTCAAGCAACTTGTTACCGATTATTTCAAACTGATCTTTTAGTTCTTGCAGTTCGGCTTTGTGTTGCTCTTCTTTTTCTTGGATGGCATTTCTGATCTTGAGATAGATAGTCACAAGGTCATCAATACCCAGTTTTTCTTCCGTCATAGTTCGCTCCTACAAGTTATGAACAGCTAGTATATCACAACTTTTGACTTTGTCAAACTCATTGAGCGATTTCTTGGCGGTATAAATCCACAATTTTTTCGTGGTTAGTAATGTTGTTTTGCAACATGTGATACAGCTTGTTTTCAACTTCGCTCCCTCGTATATGCACTATGGTCATTGCATTCTTTTGGCCCGGCCTGTTAATCCTAGCGTTAGCCTGAAGGTAAGTCTCGACGCTTGTGACGGGTGCATACCAGATAACAGTATTGGCGGCTGTCAATGTTAACCCATGAGATGCCGCTTGTGGCTGGATAATCAGTACGTGTGGGTTAGGGTTTTCCTGAAAGTCTTTTACTAATTCGCTACGTTTGTTTACAGACACCTGACCGTTGATGACTCCACATGAGATGCCTTGTTTTTCAAGAACTCCTGATAACAATTCTATTGTGTGCCGAAATGGCACAAATACTAAAACTTTGTGTGACGACTCCTGAATGACCTCAAGCACTACCTGTAGTCTGTTGGACACATCGAACTCAATCACTTCGCCAGTATCCGAGTAAACTGCACCACCTGAAATCTGAAGAAGTTTATTTATATTTGTAGCCGCATTGACTGCGGTAACAGACTCACCATCGGCAGTCAGGGTCATTTGCTTTTTAAGCATGACGTAGTACTTGTGCTGCTGCGGTGTAAGAGGTGCCTCTCGTTCGATATGGGTAACCTCTGGAAGGTCCAGGCACTGATCTTTCTCAAACCTAATGGCAGGTTGAAGGACTTTATGCACGACGCTCTGGGCTTGAGGCTTTGGTACCCAGCGATACTCAGAGACTTTGTACATCACCTGATCGCGGAACTGCCCAAAGAATTTAGGAGTGTTGTCGGGATTGACTAGCTTAGCCAAGCCAAAGGCATCAATCGGGGACTGTGCGGCAGGGGTGCCAGTAAGCATCCAAAGCCAGTCAGCCTTTGCCCCTACTTCTTTCAATACTTTCCATCTATTAGTTTGTGGATTCTTATAGGCATTAGCTTCATCGACCACAATGAGGTCAAAGCCGCCGTCAAGAATTTCTTTCTTAACCACAGCCAGCCCGTCAAAGTTAATGATTACAAACTCCGAGCCAGCGTTTACTATCTTTGCCCTGCTTCTTGAATCCCCGTGAGCCACAGAGCATGACCGGTGCATTGCAAACTTAAAAAGATCTTGTTGCCATGCTGATTTCATAATAGACAGAGGGCACAGAACCAGCACTCGTTTCACCAGGCCAAGATTAATCAGATAGTCAGCCGCCCAAATAACAGAAGCGGTCTTGCCTGTGCCTTGCTCGTTGAAGCAAAAAGCTTTCTTGTGGAGGGTAAGGAAAGAAGCGGTTTCTTTTTGGTGGGCAAACGGAGTCAGCTTGCCAGTCCACTTGTAGTCTCGTTTGATTGTGGAGGGCACATGCTTTATGCGTAGCTTAGCAAGGGCTTGTGCTTCGTTCAGCCCCCAGTTAACTGCCACATCGTAAAGATCTTCTTCTTGGTCTACTACTGCGCTTTTTTCAATCTGCTCGGTAATTAAGTGTGGTCGTCTTGTCCGAACCAGCAAAACTTTATCATCAACGATTTGCACTCTTTTTTCTTTCCCTTGGGCTTGTTTCAGAGATCAGTTTGTTCTTCGAGTCACGGTCAAAAGAACGGTTTCTGGACTTGGATTCGACCTTCGTTCCAGTCTTGTTTGTACCACCTTTTGATATGGCTTTACTGTGGGCGATGTCGTTGCCATCACCTTTGCTGACCTTGCCTTCCCGAATAGCCTTGCGTCGGGCCGCATTACGCATTGCCCGATTTTTCTTTTGCTCTTCGGTACCTTGGTACTGTTCGTATTCTTTTTTATACGGACGGGGTTTGTTTACGTAAGGCATTTTAGGATTCCTCTTCTGATCTATCCACACCTTCATATATTCTGCCGTAAACCGGAAGGCTGAGCAACCCTATTTGTTGAAACGCATCTATGAGTTCTTGGCGTTCGTAGTCACCAAGAATTTCAATTGAAATAGCGCCAATTTCAGTAGGTTGACGCCACCCCTTACCATCATCTAAATCAACCATCACCCGCATGGGGTAACCACCCATCTGATTAGCACGGAGGGTTAGAGTAGAGCGGCAAGAAGTTTTATGTGCTGAATACCCAAACTGAACCTGTACTTCTAATGCTGATAGCCCACCACCGTCGCATTCAAATTCAGGATCTCTAATTGCTATTTGTGTAGGCACTATGCGTCGCATTATTTTTTTCTTTCTCCCCTTAAAATATTCCCAACTTTACCGTCTGCTTCTAATGCATTTGCTATTAGATGCATACCCCACTCAGCGGCGCACTCTGGATGAAGATAAAAATTAAAAGTGTATTGGTCATATTTTTTTACGTAGTCACTGGGGTTAGCTATGGAATCTAACTTAGCCATGGGGGATAAGTGTCTTTCAACGTCATGCCTAGAAAAAGCTACCCCATCCCAACTAACAAATGCTTCTCCGTATCGTATTACCTTATTTCTACAAGATGGGTAAGAGCATATTTCTGTTTTCCCCATAGGACGAAAATCATCTTCATTTGGTCTGTTTATTCTGTTAGCTTCTTTGTATCCGCTCATAACTACCTCCTGTTGTGTTCACAAGTTGTTACTGGGCAGTATCTACACAGAGGCCCAGTATTGGGGTTCCAAACTCCGGTTTCTTCAGCATTAGCAAGCCGGTCAAGCAGTGGATCGAAAGACGCAAAGTAAGAATCTCGCATCTTCGCAAAGTGTTCTTTGTGAATAAACTCGTTGCTCACCACAAAGGCTAAGGCCGACTTGATCTTTTTTATTTGGGGGAAGTGCGTAAACACAGCCGCCGCAACTAAGTCCAACTGTTTGAGGTCTGCGTACTTGGCGTTCTTGCTGGTCTTGTAGTCAATCGAAAAGGCCAAGTCGTCTTTAATAATCACAACGTCTGCGATGCCACGCCACCAGACCCCCTTATCAAAAAAGCCGCATGCTTCGTAGCCAGCATCCGTAAGCCTGACACCCAGTTTCATTTCGCAGTGTTTATCACCTGGTATCTTTTTGATTGCGTCTACTGTGTCTTGGATAAACTTAAAC